TAGGTGATGTTGCTATAAGGTAGGTGCCATTGGCACTAACGGTAGAAAAAGAATTAGCACTACCAGAAATTTGTTGAACATTGCCGGATGCATCTTTATAAAAGATTTTACCGTCAGCATAGTTAAGAGCAATCTCACCATATTCCAGTTGTCCTGGACCTGGTAAGTGAGAAGCAACCGAAGATTTTTTAAGTCTTATTACCGTGTTGGACATTAAAAGTCATCATTCTCGTCTTTTGGTTGAGTATCAGCATCTACCACTGGTACAACCACTGGAACACTTTCAACCTCTTCTGGCTTTTTTCTATTTATAACTTTTTTCGGAGGCGGAATTTGTTTATTAAGATTGACGATTTCTGCTTCCTTCTCGGAAAGCTGACTGTTCAATTCAGAAATTTGACCGTTAAGTCTATTTACTTCCTCTTTTAATGTATCTAATTCACCGGTTTTACTTAATAATGCCTGCTTTACTCCATTTAACTGACCTGTCAAAGCATCCATATGTGAAACTTTATTTTTTATCGCCTCATAAGAAGCCTTCACTTCATTAGCTTCTTGTATATTCTTTGTCAAATCTTGTGAAGATTTATTACATTCTTCTAATTGTTCCTGAAGAGAGGCGATTAAAGCCTCTCTATCAGGAAGAATATCTGTCGCAATTTTGAGTTGTGTTTTTAACTGTAATACGGTACTCAATTGGTCATGTAACATACCCATTGCAAAATCTACGTAGGTATTAATATATTTGTTTGCGTCACTCATAATTTATTTCTCCAATTACAGTTAGAAATTACCTCCGTCGAGCATTCCAAACTGAGGAACACCAGAACTATTTACTTGTAGAACATTGCCTTCTGATCCAGCAGATGTTACAAGTAAACCATCTGTTCCGTTTCCAAATATAACACCGTTTGCGGTGAATGAATTTCGGCCAGTACCGCCATAGTTGACTAGTAATGTACCAGTATTCACATAAGATGCGTTGGCCGCGTGTTGGTCTGCTACGTTAGCAGTTCCAAAAGCAGCATTAGCTACGGTGTATCCTGCATTTATTGAAGTATAAGCAGCATTAACAACCACATAAGCAGCATTTACGGAAGTGTATGCGGCATTTGTAACGTCAAAGTTAGCATTAGCAAGTGTATAGGCAGCATTTGTTACCGTATAGTTGGCATTGGAACTTGTATAAGCGGCATTTACAACACCAAACGCGGCATTTGTTAATGTATAGTTAGCATTGGAAGATGTATATGCAGCATTAACAACATTGAAACCAGCATTTGCATTGTCGTATGCAGATTTGATCCAAACAATAGCATTAGCACCACCAAGTGTTAAGTTGCTGGTTAAAAAATCCGCAATTAATGTGGCATTAACCATATTGTTGGCATAAGGAACAATATCATTAATTAATTCTGGATTGGCATCATATCCTTGGAACAAGTAGTATTGCTTTGAAGCATGTTCTCTAAAAAGACCGGTATGGACATGGGCAGAACCTGCATTAATATAACTACCAACGAAACCAATGTCTAAGATATCCGAAGGATTACCATTAGCAAGATAGATGAGTGGATCGTTGACGATTAAGTTATTAGCAGAAACCGCAGTTGTATTACCACCAATGAACAAGTTACCAGTAATACTAAAATCACCGGTGACCGTTTGTGATGGTGATGTCAATTTAACATATGTTGCATTAGTATAAGCATTAGCAGCATTGGCCATAAATCCGGCATAAGCATTAGCACTTACAGCAAGATTATTAGCATTACCATAAGCAGCATTGGCAACCGCAAAGGCCGCATTTACTGATGTATAAGCAGCATTTGTTAATGTATAGTTAGCATTAGAACTTGTATAAGTAGCATTTACAACGGTATAGGCAGCATTTACTGATGTGTATGCTGCGTTAGTTACCGTATAATTAGCATTTCCTGATACATATGCTGAATTGGCAACACCAAATGCTACGTTTAGAATGTCGTAAATTGCATTGGCACCTGAACCACCAGCATTAGCAGTAGTAAAGGCTGAATTTACGAGGTTATAGACAGCATTTTGCTGGTCTACGAAAAACTTACCGCCGATGGCAATAACACCGGAACCATCTGAGGAACCGAGAAATAACTTATCGGAAAGATAGGAATATGCTGGTTCAGCAGCACTTAACGACCCATCTACCGGCTTTATATTAATACTGGATCTTTTAATTTGAATTCTTGTATTGGACATGGCCTAAAATTCTCCTCCGTTTATGAGCGGCAATTCTTCTATTTTAAATTTTCCACTTGCTGCATCATAAACGACTGTTTCGTTATCATCTATATCGGAGGCATCAACATCCTTAAGCTGAACCAGAGTTTCAACGCCGCCGCCAGTTCCATTGTATGTGTTTATTAAAATTCTATTTTTAGGTGTGGATGTTACTACCATTTTCTGTGTAGAACCACCTTTAACCGTTATTCTTCCTGCCATTTTACTACCTTGTTATTGATGGAGTAACAAAAATCACACCTTCAATCAGTCTGGATTTTAAACCTGCCCGAGTATCATTAACTTTAACATCGAAAAAATAAGTTCCTGCTGGTATGTTTGCTGTATTTCCAGCATCTAATTCAATAAAAACTTCTCCACTATTAGCTTGTGGAATTGTGCAAACCAGATTAGCAACTGGACTAATAGAAATAATAGATTTCCTTAATTGACTGGTTACAACATAACCAATTAAGTTTTGTGCTAAATTATTATCTTCACTATTTATCTGTATAGTAATACTGAAATCAGCACCTTGATCCATATAGAGTTCTACGTATTCGGACATTGAAATTCCTTAAAAATTCCATTACTTGGTATTTAGTGTTTATTTAAAATAATGTTTGTTATAATGTCTGCCGTTCCGCCACCAGTCATTTTATAAATTAAATCTTCATTTTTGGTCATTATTCTATATTTTCCTATTTTTTCTAATAAAATTTCTAAATATACGCAAAGCAATTCTTTTGATATAGCTAGAGCAATACATGCATGGACTCCATGACCCCAGGCCAAGTGACCAGAGGTGTCCCTACTAATATCAAATCTATCAGGTTCAACAAATTTGTTAGGATCTCTATTTGCCGACTCAAGACATACACAAACCCGGTCATCCGGTTTTAGTTTAACTCCATGCATAATAATATCTTCGGTGACCGTCCTTGAAAATCTTCCGGTAGATGTATTAAATCTAAGAGATTCGTTTACAGCAAAAGGAATTAAAGAACGGTCATTTAAAAGAATATCTAATTGATTTTCCCTATACAAATCTAAAGTTAAAAATTGTAATGCAGCAATCAATGAACCTGTTCCAGAAATCATAGGACCGCCTATCAACAAAGACTCTTTATTCATTCCATCCGAATTATTAATATATTCACGGTATACACCAGGACTTGTAGAAGGTATTTTTTTTCTTGTTATATCTATTAATTTAATGTAGTCTTTCATCAACTTTTCGTTTTTTTCTTTGTAATTTTCTATATGTTCTTCCAAAACAGAAAACGAATTGTTTCTTTGTGAATCTACTACAATATTTTTTATGTATGGTTTATAAAGAGGAAAATTCAAAATTTCTGCTGTGGCCCAGGCAGATAATTCTTCTGTAGTTTCAGAAATGTCTAGTTCTGTTTTACCTTCAAGGTGTATTGATGTTTTTTCCCTGAATAACTTTGCAACTCTTTTTATGTTATCTTTAGTATAAGCGTTTTTCACTATCTGTTTGAAATTATTGTGTATAGGGTCGTCGCTTGCACCTAATGTAACATTAAATCTGTCTTCCTTTTCGATAATTAAATTTCCTTTGGCAGAAGAAAAGATTTTTGGATTATTAAGTATGAATAAAACATCTTCATATCTTGTCATAATATACATATTATACTTTTCACTATAATATGCCGAATCTAAATTTCTGAGTTTTTCATAATAATGAAACTTATTTAACAACCATTCGTTAGAATGAGGGTAAAATATTGACATCTTTATCTTTCGTCAGTTCATCATACTCAGCAATTAATTGTAAAAATTCTTCTTTTTGTTTTTCATCGAAACCTTTGTAATCAGTCAAATCAATATCTTCAAATTTGAGATTATATTTGATAAAAAAGTCAGTAAAAACTTTCTCAAAAACAGCATAGTTTATCCATTTATTAATACCTTCGGCAAAAAAATAATGTTCTTCTTCATCATCATCTGGAACCTCCGGGACCTCCGGGGATGGTTTAACAGGTTTTAAACTATCAATTTCCTCTTGTGTCATATCTCTGATACGATATAAATCGGTATAAGTAGGTGTTCCATATAATTTTGTATATTCTTCGCTCAAAACATAATCTATACTATCAACTACTTTATATTCTTCCAATAATGGATAAGGTAATCTTACAAATCTTGCGTATCCTTCAGGAGGGTTATTAGGATCAAGATTAGAAAAAAACATCTTTATATTCCAATCTGGTATTGGATGTTCAAAGGGATTACCATCTTTTAGTTGTATATAAAGATCCATTTTTTAAATTAATCCTCTTATGAATAACTGATTTGTATGTATCCGGGTGAACCTGCGGAAGCATTTTGAGGAGCAGCTGCTCCACCGTTTCCTATTCTGACAGTTAATGTTGAACCATATGGAGGAGAGTAAGTGGTAGAAGAAAAAACAAATCCTAGATAGGATCTTCCACCATCACCTCCGTCACCACCAGAACAACATCCTTGTTGAGGTGCTCCTCCTATGCCGCCTGCACCACCACCTCCAGTATTCAGAGAACCTCCCGGCCCTATAAAACTTCCAGTAGAATCCGATGCGCCTGATGGTGATTTATTACGCTGATTGTTACCATATCCTTCTACGCCACCATAACCGTTTGTCGTAAATCCTGTAAAAGAAAATGTTGATACATTGCCGGGGCCGCCATTGTATCCGTTATTACCTGCACCATATGCATTGTGATTATCACCACCTCCGCCGCCGCCGCCGCCTCCAGCAGTAATTACTACCATTTGTTGGTAAGGAGGGCAAATTAAGGTATAATCTGTATTTACCGCATAACCAGTAGAAGTTGCAATATTAAATGAACCGGCAGTAGGTTTATTACGAAATTGTGATAATGAAATTGCACCAGATGCTACACCAGCTAAAGTTCTTCCATTGGAATCATTTAAGTTAAAAAACCCTCCAGCAGGTTTTATAATTGCTCTGACATCTGAAAATTTAATAGCGCCTGTAGATGGAGTTGGCATTTATTTTCTCTTTAATTCTTTTACTTCTTTTGTAAGTTCTTTTATTGCTTCAATCAATAGAGGAATTATTTTTTCATATTTAACTGTTTTATAATTTTCTCCAGATATTGATTTTTCAACACCGTCAACAAATTCAGTATCGAAAGGTGCCAATTTAACAACCTCTGGTAATACTTGTTCAACTTCTTGTGCAAGAACACCAACATGCCAGGCCTGGTCTGTATATCCATACTTAGCTGCAACATCATTACTCTGATATCTTACACCAGACAATTTAGAAACCTTTTCAAGTGCATTTTCGATTGGTGTAATATTAGTTTTTAATCTCATGTCAGAGAAAAACGCAGTAATGTCGTTTGTAGCACGAATTTCACCGGCTGTTCCTGAAGCAGCAGTACCAACACCAATTGAGTTGAATTGTGAATTCTGAGTGGTACTGGTAAATGTTGCGGATGAACCAGTAATTGAAGCACTTGATGTGATATAACCACTAGGGTTGGTTGAATTATATGGTGTATAACCAAGTGCTCCAGTTACCTGACCAGATGTAATACCTGTCAAATATCCAGCAGAACCAGTAACAGCCGTGACGCGACCATAGGCATCTAATGTTAACGCAGATATGCCAGATGAATATGAACCAGCGCCAGGCCCAGCCGTGGCCAGATCAAGAG